ATAGCCAATTACCTATGGGATAACCTTGGGATAAAGTTCAAGCGCGATCTTGAGCAATACCGCGAAGGCGATCACGGTGATCTGGTGCCAGAAAGAGGCGTAAACTTTCCATTCGTCATAGAATGCAAGCGCTACAAATCTGGCGATGGAATGCGCCCAGACTGGTGGGGTCAAGCCAGTCGTGCAGCAAATCGCGCAGGCAAGCTGCCATGTGTTGTCTATAAATTTGACCATCGTGACGTGCGTGTTGTCGTTCCTCTACACGCGGTCATGTACGAAGAAAAAGACAACGGCTTTGTCGCTGTCTTGGATTTAGAGGGATTTTGCTACCTAGTTAGGGAGATGATGAATGATTGATCCCCGCATGTCCAATCACGCCTACCATGAGCGTGATGAAATTAGCAGCAGTGATGTCAAAGCTGCGTCTAAGTCATTGGCCCACTGGAAGGGCGCTGTACGCTCTGAAACGCCTGCGCTGGCTCTGGGAACAGCTTTTCACGAGCTAACCCTAGAGCCAAGCGAAGGGCGCGTTATACGCGGCCCAGAGACGCGCAGAGGTAAGGCGTGGAGCGAAGCCAAGGAAGAAGCAGAGGCGCAAGGTAAGGTTCTGCTAACGCAAGGCGATTACGACATTTGTAATGCAATGGCAGAAAGCGCATTGCGCCACCCAAGGGTAGCCTCAATCGTGAGGCATCCCAGCGCAATGATAGAACACAGCATATTTGTCACCTGTCCAGAAACGGGGCTTGGACTTCGCTGTAGGCCAGACTGCTATGTAAAAGAAGGTGGCCTGCTGCTGGATCTAAAAAGCACGTTAGACGCTGGGCCATCAGAGCGAGAGTTTCAGAAGCACATCTGGTCATACAGCTATGATTTGCAAATGGCATTCTACAGATATGTCCTTGCAATCGAAAAGCTGCCTGTGACACACTGCGTATTCGCCGCAGTGGAAAAATCACCGCCATATGCTGTAGGGGTACACGTCCTCAGCAATGGCGTATTGGATTATGCGCATCAAAGAATGATGAATATTTTGCGGCGCATAAAGAAGGCTCAGGATGAGCAGTCATACCCGACTGATTGGCCTGAGGTTAATATAATTGAACTACCAGAATGGTTAAAAGCAAAGGAGCAATAAATGCAATATACCATCAAGAACGTTAAAGCGTTGTGGCCACGTATCAACAAAACCTACAAATATTCCGCTGAGGAACAAAGGTCGGTTCCATGTGATCCTAAAGATCCCAATGCGGCATATGAGATGTCAATCAAGATGACACGTGATCAAGCAAAGGTTTTGCTAGATGAAATGCGCAAAGCATACGCAGCAAAGCGCAAACCAGAATGGCCAGAGGATTTTAACATGCCGTTTAAAAAGGATGGCGATGAAATCTTCATTGGCAAGGCTAAGCTCAAAGGCAACTATAACGGCGAGCTAACCAATGGCGTTGGCCAATACGATGCCAAGGGTACTAAGCTGGCAGATGATTTTATGCTGACCACAGACAGCACAGTAAACGTGGCGGTGACATTCGTGCCATACAACATGCGCGATGCCGGTGTGTCGCTCAGGCTGCGGGCTGTGCAAGTGCTAGAGCATAAGCCACTAGAACAGGCATCACCATTTGCAGCAATGGAAGGGTTTGTAAGTATTGCAGACACCAAGCCAGCAGATGACCCATTTGGTCTGCCAGCATCTACACCAGCAGCGGCTGTCATCGATGCACCAGCAAGCGGAACATTTGATGATGAAATCCCGTTCTAAATAAACGTAGGGCGCTGCGTGGGAGAGCGCAGCGCCCTTATAAGGAGCAGTATGAATATGGAGTTTATAATGGGAAACGGTAAAAAAGACAAGTATCCAGATGCACAGTGGCACATCTGGGGTGACTTAATAGTCAACCAGCTAGGCTTAAAGAGGCACGGCAGCGAGTATAAGGGGCCATGCCCTAATTGCAGCGGGAATGATCGCTTCTGGGTCAAGGAGTATAACGGCAATGTCAGCGTTAATTGCAGGCAATGTGGCGACTGGAAGGCAATACAAAAGAGACTGCTGGATATGGAGCTATGGCCAATCATGGAAGTAAACGACTGGCCAAGCCTGCCAAACGCAAATAACCCGTTCAAGGATGAAACCCCAAAGGCTTACCATGAGCGCAAAGGAGTGCCGCTAATAGGCGCTCAGGAGCTAGACGGTAACGTAGTGGTGCCATTCTATCACCTAACAGATGGCAAGCTGCAAAAGGCTGGATCACAAAAGATCAGCCCAGATGGTGACAAGAAGTTCAACAAGGGCAGCAAAACGGAGAATGCATTTGCTGTTATAGGAGGCTCCGCTGAGGGGCTTACCTATATTGCAGAGGGTTGGGCCACAGCAGTATCAGTTCACATAAGCACCAACAGGCCATGTATATACGCGCTGAGTAGCGGTAATCTGCCAAAGGTGGCAGCTATCCTCCAAGAAGCCAAACCAAACGCCACGTTTGTCATAGCGGCAGATAACGATAGCGCAGGCATAGACGCAGCAAATAAAACAGGAATGCCATACAGAGCGCCGCGCAGAAAGGGCGACGATTGGAATGACGTTATGCTGCGCGATGGCAGGCCAGCAGTGGCCGCTGAATTGCAGAAGGTGCGCAAAAAGAAGGAGCTATTCGTTCCACTGGGGGATCTGGAATTTAAAGCGCCAGAGTGGATCATAGATGGGCTGCTAGAGAAGAATACATTTGCAGTATGCTTTGGCGCTCCAGCGGCAGGAAAAACGTTTCTCACGATAGATATGGCGCTATGCATAGCTGCACAGAAAGAGTTTCACGGTCATGCCGTGGATGGCGGGCCAGTATTCTATATCGCCGGTGAAGGACACAATGGTTTCGCCAGACGTGCCGCAGCATGGGCAGCAGAGAATGATGTGAGCCTCAAGGGGCTACCCTTCTTTAAATCAAGCCGCTCCATTGTGCTGACAGATGAAGAGCATGTGCAAGAGCTACGCAGAGTTGTGGATAGCATGGTGGAAGAGCATGGAGAACCGGCGCTAATCGTGATCGACACACTCGCAAGAGCAATGGGCGCAGCAGACGAAAATAGCACCCAGCAGATGGGCGCAATGATTAGGGCAGTAGATGATATGCGGGATGATTATTCCTGCACTGTGCTGGCAGTACATCATACCGGACACGGCAATAAGGATCGCGCTAGGGGTAGCTCTGCGCTTCTGGGGGCTGTCGATTGCGAATTTATGGTGGAGAAATGGGGCGACGATCAGATCGCCAAGGTGGAAGTTAAGTGGACAAAAATGAAGGACGCCATGATACCTGAGCCGAAAAACTTCATCCACATAGAGAAAGAATTGATGGGCGCTGATGGCAATCCTGCAAAGTCAGTGGCGCTCATGGAGGTCCAAGATAGCCGCAAAAGCATGTCAAAAGAAGATCGTGCTGAAGATGTCGTGAAGGACGAATATCACAAAATTGTGGAAAATTTCGGTGAAAATTGGGTGTCCAGACGTGTCCTAAAAGAGGCTGTCTCAATAGAGCTAGGTGTGTCCCAAAGGACAGCGGATAGACATATCAAGAGGTTGGTGGATGTCCAACAATTTCTCATAGATAACAATAAGTTATGCAAAGGCTGGACATGAAGGACAAGCAGTTTGGACAAGTGTCCAACCATTTGGTCATCTTTGGACAGACAGGACACACCCCTAAGGGGTGTCCAAGTGTCCAAGACTGGGACTTTGACTTATGACGTTTGAAGAGAAGGTTAATGCGATTTCATGCTTGGAGGAGTTAGAAGGCTTCGCCAATCGCAGAAAAGTGTTGGGCGTGGATCTGCCCAAGTGGAGCGAAGAAGAGCGTCAGATCATCCTGATGCGGAAATATGAATTACAAAGAAATAATGTAGGGCCGCAGAAAAAATAATTAAAAAAGTGATTGCATTATGATTTCGGCGTGATATAAACGAAATGAGCGAGACAGGGCTGCAACCCATAATCTCGCTCTAACTCAAATGGTAAGGTGGTTGTACCATCTTGCCCTAGCTTTAAAAAGGAAAAAGTTATGGCTACTAAAAAAGCAGAAACAAACCTTCACATCGAAGCGGCAAAGCAAGGTCGGGTAAAATTTGTATTACTTGGTCAAACGCCGCTGTACTACAATGCGATGTCAGCGAAGGCAAAAAGATCCCTTCTTATTGGAGGCGGCAAAAAGACCGCTGCGGAAAAGAAGGAGATTAAGCACAACCCAGAAGAAGAGTTCAACGATAGCGTCTATCGGATGCTAACTGGCGAAACTCTTTTGGGTTTCCCTGCGCCAGCGGTAAAGGGCGCAATGGCAACAGCAGCATTGGAAACTGCTGGGATTACCAAGACGTCAGTGCAAAGGCTGATATTCCTGCCTGAGCAAAAGATTAAGGTGTGGGGCAAACCGCAGCTTAAAATGGATGTTGTTCGATCTGCGGATATGAACAGAACGCCAGATGTCAGAACAAGGGCGTTCCTGCCAGAATGGTGCGCTGAGGTTGATATAGCGTTTGTCACTCCGACGTTAAGCATTCATTCAATATCATCACTGCTGATCAACGCTGGGATGCTGGTGGGCATAGGAGACTTTAGGCAGGAAAAGGGTCGCGGGTCTTACGGAACGTTTACGGTGCATCCAGATGGCGGTGGTGAGATGGCTAACAGGATTGATGAAATCAAGCAGCAAGGCCGCATGGTTCAAACTCATGCAATGGAAGTTCCTGAGATGGCAGATGCCGAAACAGAAGAGCTTTATGACATGCTGCAAGAAGAGCGCGTTAAGCGAGCAGCGTAAGAATGGTTGGGGCAGCTTCGGTTGCCCCATTTCAAGGCGGTCATGGAATGGTACGGCGAGATGGGTCACGGCAAGTTGTGGCGGTTCTGGCGAGGCGAGGCGAGTTAAGGCGTGGCGGTGCAGGGCGAGGCGCGGCGGGGTAAGGCGGTTAAGGCGCGGCATGGCTCGGCGTGGTCCGGCCGGTTCAGGTACGGCGGGGCAGGGCGGTCGTGGTTCGGTTCGGCTTGGTCGGGTCGGGTGTGGCGGTCAAGGTTGGTTTAGGCTTGGTTTAGTAAGGCGCGGTGAGTTGAGGAGAGGCGGTCGAGGTGTGTCTCGGTCAGGCGAGGTCTGGTGCGGTCGGTCAAGGCGGTCAAGGTAGGTTGGGTGCGACGAGGCACGGTGTGGCGCGGTGCGGTTAGGCAAGGCGGTCATGGAATGGTGCGGCGGGGTCTGTTGCGTTCCGATGCGGAACGGCAAGGTAGGTCAAGGCGGTCACGGACGAGGTGCGGCATGGAGAGGTACGGCGCGGTCAGTCGGGATGCGGTCAGGCGAGGCGGTCTAGGTGTGGAAAGAAGCGGAAAGTCTTGGTTAGGCAGGGCGGTCACTGGATATAAAGGAGAGAGTGATGAAGTTTACGAAAAAAATGCGTCAAGAGCTTATTGACGAATATCTAAATTCAACTGGGCAAAACAGTGTTCAAGTTTCTGATTTGCGTGAGTGGATAAGGGAGCAACCTGAACATCCGTTCTATGGGTTTGTGTTTGATAAGGACGAGCATGATGCGGCCAATCAGTACTATGATAGCCGCATTAGGTCGATCATAAGCGGCTTGCGTGTAACTTATGAGGTCAAAAATATAGACACATCAGTCTATGATATAAAGGTCGTGGAGAAGCCTTTGCACATATCGCCGGTGTCGAACAGAAAGCAGGGTGGCGGTTATGTTTCGTTTGACCCAGATAGCGATGAGATGATGGCTGAGTTTAGAAATGAAGCATCATCTGCGTTGTTATCTTTCTGCCGCAGATATGAGTTGGCTATTGTTGACGCGAACTTAGACTTAGGCAGCATAAAGCAAATGGCCGCTAAACTTGCGGTCAATGATTTGCAAGAGGCAGTTTAAGTTGTTAGCGTCTGTTGACCATAAGTTTGGATGTAATCAAATGGATCAACCAACAAGACGAAACGAAATACTGCGCGAGGCAAGCAACCTCATTCACGGTCAACGGCAAGCTGACTATGGTACGCCATCAGAAAACTTCGCCAACATTGCAGAGCGATGGACGCAGCACATGGGCAGCTATGTGTCATCCTATGAGGTTTGCATTATGATGGCTGATCTGAAGCTTGCTAGATTAGCGAAGGGTGATTATCACAAGGATAGCATTGCAGACGCCATAGGCTATCTGGCGCTTGCATATGAATTGCATAAGGAGTAGCATCATCTCACGCAGAGATGCGCCTGCTCCCCTGCCACGTTACCTCCCTGTCGTGGTTGGGCCTCACAAC